TGGTCGCCCAGAGCCAGACAAAGTAGACAATATAGCCCATACCGCCAGCAGCGATAATTGGGAATCCATACTGGTTAATATATTTAGCGATAGCATCGGCGTCCATTAGTCTTTTCGCTCCACTGACGGGGGCTTGGGTTTTTCTTGCGGTATCTCAAGCGCCGTAGACGCTAATTCATCAATTCTAACGATGTCATGCGACATGGCTGTAACACGTTTATCAAGTTGCTTGATAATGCCAATCAGACTTTTAATCTTCTCAAGCACACTATCAAGCAGAAATTTCTGCGTCAGGTAGACAAAATACATTCCGCCAGTCGCCGCCGCGATAGGAAACCCTACGTCCGAGGCAAACTGGAGAAATTCCATTATCGATTACCTAGCCACCAAGTGACAAAAGAGAACACCGCGCCGATGGTGAATACGATACCGCCCACAAAGCCTTTGTAGCGCGTCTGCTCCGACTTCATCTCGTCAAGCGTTGTAATTATCGCGTCTAGCTTTTTCCCTCTGTCTTCAAATACTTCCTCAAGCGTTTCTATACGCTGTTCTGCTTTGGCTAAACGACAGGCTTCGTCGGGCATCTCGACCTCACTTCAAGAATCTAAGTTTATAAAGAACGGTAAAATAGGTTTCCATAATACCATCAATCAAGTTTTGAATTGGCGTGTCATCTTTACCGCAGACTTTATAGCGGTTTTCATCAATCCACGTCACTTGTTTCTTTAAGAAGTCTTCAATATTATCGACATTTTTACTGCCGATAATCTCAAGGTCTTTTAAGAGCTGATAACTGCCCTGATACGCCTCTGTAATGCCGTCCGCTTGCTCGATAATCCCATGATAAAAGTCGTTAAGCGCTATGTGCGCCGCAAAACTTCTAGTGCGTAGATGTTCACGATGGGCAACATCTCTTGCAAGAAATAATAACGATATGAAATGTTCCATTATTTATCTATCCTCTTAATGTTTTCCCAATACCCATCATCTCTAGCACTGGCTGATTCTGGGTCATGTTGTTCACCATATATATCTTCAATAGGTTCACCGTCCATATTGCGTAGCGCGTAAACACAGTAATAGACCGTACCATCTTCAACTGCTGTAATCTTATGCTGATGTTCTTTGCGAATAACAATAAAGGTAGGTGCTGTAAATTCTTTAGGCTCATGGCCTTCAATCTCAACAGATACCTTACCCGACACAAGCAGTGTTACATGGTCGAACTTATGCTCATGTCCGCCGTGTGTTTCACCGGCAAGCTCTAGGACGTTTTGCTTAACCCAGATATTGCCAAAGTAACCTAACTCAAAAGTTTTCATGGTAGTTCAACCACTTGTGTTTGCTCAACCCAAGATACAGACGGTTCATCCCAGTAATACTGTTTGTCGTCTTGCGGATAAGCTAACGGTGGTTGCCATGACATCGTGTCAATATCGCCTACCCACGAAGGATAAGGCTTTCTAGCTTGATGCTCTGTTTCTTTATCTGCGTTAAATTCAGCTTCTGAAAGCACTTTTAAAACACCAACAAGTTCTACGTCTGCATCGTCATCACACGTTCCCCAGATTAAAGGTGGCTTAGATAGCGAGCCGTCTGGGTTCGATGCGATTGGAAAATCCGATTCATTTTGAAAAATAAACTGAAAACCTTTTACGTTTGGAATCGCTGGACCTGTGCGCATTGGTGCTTCTGTGCAAAGAATACCAGTGTCTGCATCTATGTTTGTTAGTTGTATGTACATTTTATATCCTATTTTATTGATTAACGCTGTTTATATAGCGATTCTCCGAACAGCTCTGACATACCAAGTATTGAACTTAGAGTTGGAGTTCTGAACCCCAATATTGAAGCCCTGTATCCATGCGTACTGAGGACCGTTCTCAGTAGAAGACCAATAGTTGTCAGAGGCAAACGCATTCGTTTCACCAGTTCTAAACCCAATACCCACGCTGGTTTGAGGAGGGGAGCTACTAGTGTAATTAGTGCTTATTAATTCTGGCGATACGGCATTGGCATTTGAACCGCTAGACGTATTATTCGCATCAGTCGTAGGTTTTAAAAAGTAATACAACACTTCAAGTTCGTTTTTAGCGGGGAGATACCAATCACTATAACCACCTATTGTTAAGCCTTCGCAAAATACAGCAGCTTGATATGCTGCACCAAGCGCTGCTAATGAAGCGGAATTAGTAGGTCCATTTATAACCGACGTAATTCCTGTCGTCACACCATACACTCCCCATGTTCTACTTGAATTTTCACCTGACGCTTTAGGGGCGACAATTAAGTAGTGTGTAGCGACACCTCCGCCACCTACAGCAATTTTACCAGCGTAAAAACCACCACCAAACGCTTGTCCAATAGTTGTTGGACCCGCTGGCTTATAAGTCCCGCCACTTAACATTTGCTGAATTCCACTCATTAGGTCAACCCCGCACCGGAAATAATCCAAGTAGTTGATGTCATTTTAAGTGCTGTCGCTGTGCCGTATTGTGCAAGTGAGCGTGTACCTGTCGTACCTGTGCCGGCTAAATACATTGTGTCAGTTGTGATAGCAATACTGACCACTTGTGAAGTCATATTAACAAAAGAGATTGCTGTACCGATTGGATAAGCTACCGAACTATTAGCGGGGATTGTAAACGTCCGAGCGTTAGCGTCTGTTGAAGGGTGAAAAATACATTTGCCGCTATCCGCTAAAACGGCTGTGTAAGCTGCACTTTGACTATTGACAGGAATATTTCTAAACCCTACTGCGTCAGTCCCGTCAACCGTACAAGATGACAACGTACCGCTTGATGGTGTACCTAAAGGCTGACCGACATTAAATACAATATTACCTGTCATCGTGCCGCCAGTGGTTGGCAGGTAACCAGAAATAGTTTGACCGACATTAAATACAATATTACCTGTCATCGTGCCGCCAGTGGTTGGCAGGTAACCAGAAATAGTTTGACCGACATTAAATACAATATTACCTGTCATCGTGCCGCCAGTAAGCAATAAAACCTGCTCATATCGCACAGAATCCCCCGCAGACGTGCCAGCGGCAAGTCCTGTGAGTTTCTTTGCGTTCATGGGCAAGTTAGCAGACGGCGTAGACTGACCATCACGAGTGATGCAGTTAGTTAGCGCTGTTGCAATGTCACTGTTAGTATTGTTTGTCGTCGTAGACGAAATCGTTGTACCGGTGACAACGGGGTTGCCAGCAGGCAGATTGTATGTTCCTGAGCCGTTAAAAGCCATTATTTTTCTCCACTATATGATGTGCTTGATTGCAGCGCTGAAAGACTTTGCCCAGCTAAACCGCCTGCGCCTATTCTAAGGTTTTGCTCGTTATAAGGCAAACGAGATTGCGCCCGTTCAATAGCGTTAGCAAACGCTTCGGATGACATAAGCTCCCTAGATAACTTTTCGGCAATAGCTTTGTCGGCTTGTTTAGTTACCAAACCATGAATCCATCTAAGCGTTGCGCCTTCCGTTGTCAATTGATACGGCGTATGAGGCGTTGCTTCAGATGCCATTTTCTTTGTGTTTTCGCCTATCCGACGGCCTGTCATAGCAAGTGCTTCAAATTGTTCTTGGTCATTAAGCACAGACATAATTTTTTCTACTGTACGTTTTAGCGCCGGTTTACCTTCAGTCAAATTGTCCAGCGCTTGCGCAGTATCATACGGATGATTTGGCGCTTCTTTTTTAACCTTCTCAAGCATTGACTGAATATTTGCGGTTTCTTTAAAATCAGCCAGTTTAGCTGCGCCTTCTTCTTTACCGTAAGTCGCTTTTAATAGCGTTGCTATACGCGAGTTTTCTAATGCTTTAGCTGTCTTAGCGCCTGCATTTTCAGCGCCTGCTGTAATAGGCTCAAATGCGTTACTAATCACTTGGTTTGCCAGTTCAGGTTTTGCTTCAGGTGTTAGCTTGTGCAGTATGCGCCCCATCAAACGAGCATCGCCACTAACGGCTACTTTAGCTAAATTTTCAGGGTCAGTTGCGCCGCTTAAATCTTTAGCTGATTTGCTAATAATACGCTGTTGATTTGCTACCGACTCACCCACCACTTTAGGAATTGCTTTAACTTGCTCACCAAGCGCCGCTTGATTTGCTTCGATAGGTTCAAAGTTACGCACGATTTCACTTAGTCGGTTTTGAATCCCCGCGCCAGTAGAATCAAGCGTTTTTAGCGCTTCTCGGTTATCTCTTAAAAATTTATCTGCGGATTTGCCGCCTTGCACAACTTCGGCGTTAAATTTGCCTTCGACGCCTGTTGCGATAGCTTGTAGCGCTTCGGGGTCATTCCCAAACGCGCGAATAAAATCCGCTGCATGGTCAGGATGTAAAAATTTATCTGCTACTTCAGAAGGGTTAATCTGCGGTCTATAGGTATTAGTTTGGCGAGTAAGTTTATCTACTGTACCCTCCATGTAAGGCTCCGCTACCGTAGACCTAAAAAGTTTGTTAGCTTCATCAAAAACTGCTCTAGCTTCAGTAGGCGCATTTTGGGCAATAGAGTCGTCAATCCCTTGTTTTAATATTTTTAAGTTTCGTATTCTTAAGGCTGTTTCAGGGACGCCTTCAAGTTCTCTAATGTCTGTGAGAATTTCACTCCGCAATGCTTTAAGAGATTCTAAAGTTGCCATTGGAGGCAGGCCTTCAGAAGACGGCTTAAGCGGTTTTCCGTTTGCGCCTAATAGTACAGGCCCTTCATCGGCTTGCTGTTTAAATACTTTAAGCGCGGTGTGAGTGAATGGCGCCGACTCTTTGTTTATCGCCGTCGAAATGTTTTCTGATAGCTCTGTCGCTTTATCAATTAACGGTTTAATGCTAAAAGGTTGCGGCGCAAGCTCAAAAGATTGCTTATATAAAGGGCTGACTAGCTTAGCCGCTTGGTCTTGAAGCTCTCTTTTACGCGCTATTACAGTCTGCCCAATTTCGCGTTGTTCTGGTTGCGCGACTGTACTAGCCACTTGCTGCTTAGCTTCTTCAAGCCCCGCCTGTTGTGTTTCAGCTTGGCGCAACATTTCGGCTGTCCGCGCCGCTTTAGTATTTTCAAGCGTTTTACTTTGCGCCGCCAATCCGCTTTGCACATTTTGATATGGCGCGGCGGCGCTTACTTTGCTAACAGGCAATTCACCTTGATGCAGCGCATTGAGCGAGCTTTGCGCTTGATTAACTCTTGACGCTAAGGCTTCTTCTTCAGCTTTACGTTTAGCTGACCACTCAGGTGCTGTCGCTTTGTTAATTTCTGACGATTGAATATTTGCTGCAAGGTCTGGGGATTGAATATCCACTGCAAGTTGCTCTGGCGTCATTCCCGCGCGTAATTTTTCAACCGCTTCAGGTGGGTTAGCGCCGCGTAAACTTTCTAAAATTTTAGCGTCTAAAATAGCTTGTCTTCCAGACTCATATAAAGGTTTACCTAACATCGCTACACCACGAGCAACAGGCGCTAAAACGCCTGACGTTGCGCCGGCCAAAGCGCCAAACCCTGCATTGCCCATAGCTGAGCTATTAGGGTCAATTAACT